CACCAAAGGAGTTCCTCTTACCAAAGGAGTTCCCCTCACCAAAGGAGTTCCACTCACCAAAGGAGTTCCACTCACCAAAGGAGTTCCCCTCACCAAAGGAGTTCCTCTTACCAAAGGAGTTCCACTCACCAAAGGAGTTCCTCTTACCAAAGGAGTTAATATCAGAATAATCAGTAAAAGAAGGGCATTCTTTTATTCCGTTTTCGTTTCTGATTAATTCATCAAATTCTTTCTGGGTAATTTTTTTAAGTTTCATTTGTTAATTTTTAATTTAATTCAAATATTTAAAATAAGAAAATTTTCTCTTTCTGATAATTCTCTCATAAAACTGAAGCATCGGAGAATGATTAATCAAATCCAAATATTTCAAAGTGATCGAATTAATCTCATTCTTTGATTTTGAGCCTTCCAGGGAAAGGAGAATTGAAGTCATTATTCTTTTATATTTTTGGCAACCAAATACAGACCTTCTTTAAATATCTGATCGCAAATTTCCGAGTTAGTTAATGTAACTCCAATAGATTCATTATAAAGAAAATATTTTTTGAGTAATATATTATCCTCTCTGGATACCTGAATTACCCTCCCTGCTTTGTTTTTTTTATTCTTTGCCATTTGTTTTAATTATTAATATTTACAAATATAGTATTAATTATATTATTAATAATAGTATTTTATAATTATTTTTTAACATCACTGGAATTTTACCTTTAAACCCAAAGTTTCAACTATCTTTAAAAAGGTTGTCATAGTGATCTCTCTTTCGCCAGACAGTACCCATTTGAGTTGTTCCCTCGTGATGCCTGAGCGTGATGCGAGTTCAGACCGATTCATTTCTTTCTGTTTCATCACTTCGATTAATTGAAGTCCGATCTGCTGCCGAACTTCCTTGATTGATTGTTTCATTTTATTTTATTTTTTTAATAACTTCACTCTCAATATAGTCTTTAACTTCTAAAGCCAGGTCTTCATCTTGGCATCTTTCTCTCACAATAAAAAGTGTGTCGGTAAAGTAGTCTGACGGATTGATATTTATTCCCTTTTCAAAAGTCATATCATCTACATAGTCAGAGATTATAGACTCTAACCAACCTTCGTTTTCTGTTTTAAATTGTTCTAGTTTTTTCATGTCGTTTAGTTTTTGATTACTACCCCTTACGGGGTTTCGGCTCATAAAACCTCATCAGGTAATCTTTTAAATTTCTTCTGGTTTTATATCATTTCTCAAATAAATTGATTTGATAAAATCAAACCCGGAATCTTTTTTTGCTTCATTTTTCGATTTAGAAACTACAAATTTTGTTTTCATTTCGAGCGAATAGTTACCACTCATACGGCCAATCACTTCATAAACTTTTGTTTTCATGTTTTTCATTTTTGATTATGAAGTAAAGATAAGCACTATATTTTAATCTACCAAATAAATAGTCAATTATTTTAGTCATTTTAACATTATTTAACATATGAAGATATTTATATATATAAAAAAAGGCGAGGCCAACCCATGACCCCGCCCAAAACTAACCAATGAAAACTAAAAACTATGAAAAACTAAACAAAAGCCCTGATTAAAATTTATTTAAAAATCTTAAATAAGACAAATAATATGACAGCCAAAACACTTCCCAAAAAGATAAACGTGCAAAATTTATAAAAACCTGGTATGTACTTTTCAGGCTCCGGACTGATAACCAATTTTTCATAAAGTGTTTGCCAGTGGTAAGCTTCTTTAATCGCATTGTCAAGTCTTTTTTCAATCGTTGTATCTTTTTGAATTAACTCTAATTTTATATTTGGGAAAGACCACCAGGCAGATGCTTTTGCAAGAGATGTTTCTGCATATACTTTTTTAGGGGCATACCCGGGAACCTCCGGACAGGGAATCAAAATTGAATCAATAATATTTTCTCCGGGTAAATTAATAAATATTATCGTGTCCTTAAAGATAATCGAATCTTTTACAGTGATTATGCGTAGCGTGTCATGTGTGTGGGGAAACTTGTTATTGCAAGCCCTTTGTGTCACGCAAGACGAAAGTGCCGCAAAAGCGATTACAATAAGAATTAAAAGGTATCTATTTTTCATCACTGGTAAATTTTGTCGCTCCTTTGAGAGTGACGATTAATATTGTCATCCAAAAAGTTATCCATAACTTTTTATCTTCAGCTATTGGTAATGTTACCACGGCTCCCATGTAGAGGGGCAATGTATATAAAAAAAAGTCAGCAATTGCCTTCCATTTTTTATTGCTCGGTTTGCTTAAATTTTCTAAACTAAGTTTCATGCCTTTAATTTTTTTAAGTAAAACTTATAACATTCAATTGCCGACCAGAAGAAGCCGACCGAGGCAGCACCCTGAAACCATCCGTTAAAGAATAGAAATAAAAGGATACTTAACACAAATAGCATCCAACGAAAATGTAAATAAACAAATGCAAGTAATTTTTTCATATCAATTTGGTATTATTTCGAAATGCCCACTATCCCAGAATTTTGTATCATCAATATCAGAATTCATATTCCAGTCGATTCCCGGACGTATGTGATGTTTCATAATTCCCTGAGCAAATAGCTCTTCTGCAAGACCAATAACCTGGCCGGCAAAATAAGCTGATTGTAACTTCGACCAATCAATCCCGGTACTTTCATAAGGTGCCAGATCAACAGCTAATGAAGGCTCAGTGTTATGTTTAGAGTTTGGCCATTGCAAAGTTGATTTCTTTTCTTTAAAAGCTTTGTTCTGATCATCTTCGCCCCTGTGACCACATACGACTGTAAAATCATAACGTTTAATTAATCGGTTACAAAGGATCTGCAAATCAGAATGACAGGCCTTTAATCGCTCTTTGCTTGTTCCTGAAAAATGGTTCATAATAATTTTAAAATTACTGATGTTATAATAGTTGAAACACCAAATATCCCAGATATATAAATACCTGCACGTTGCCTTGCTGATAAACTTTCCTTTTCTTTATAATTGTCCACAGCTTTTAGTGATGCTTGAAATTTAATTAAATCTGTGATCACAACCGTCTGGGCTGAAACTACCTCAATAAGATTATCTAATTTTGTAAACAATGTTCCAAAATCCTTTTCATGTATGCAATTATGTTCATTCATATTTTACTTGTTTAAAAACTTTTTCTCAACTCTACTGATAATCTTATTAATGTATTTTTCAGACCTTCCCTTTAGTATAGATTCAAAATACGACTTGTTATTCGAGACAAACCCATCTCTTTGATCTGCCAAGTATTGATTATATAATTTTTCAAAAGTCATTTAACTTATTACACTTGGTTTAATTAATAGGGTTGAGCCTTTTGGAAAATTATGTACTGTTTCACCATCTTCGTTACACCAAAACATGTAGTATCCATTTGCCATTTTACCACGACAAGTATATGTGCCATAACCACCTACTGCCGGATTAACAACTAATTGCGGAAATTTCCTTGTGATGAAATTCTGCATATCTCTTGAAAATGTTATTGTATCGTCTCCTGCCGTAGCTCCGTGACAGAAAATATAGTATCCATCAAGATCAACCAAATGTTGTCCGAAATCTGATGCAAATATTCTGACTTGATTTGTCGCTATATTAGCAATGTCACTCTTTAGTGATCTTCTTATTCCAATATTTGCGGCTGTTGTCCTTTCACCTGCGATATAAAAATAATCATTGTCAAATACCATACCGACATGTTCCCAAACTGATGCCGCCGTTCCCTTGCCTATACTTGTAAATGTCCACACTCCCGTACCTCCGTCTCTTGTGCCAGACATCATATTTTGCTTATCCGCATCATCATCACCAGTGCCAACATAAAAAGCATCAGTGTCTGGATCGTAGTTAAAATAATGCACATGCCGACAAATCAATACAGGAGCAGTAACTCCAAATAAATAAACACTTTTAATGTTAACCCCACCATCTGTCGTTTCCCAAAGATTTATATTAACATCAACGGAAGTACCGCTTGTTGCGTAAGTTCCCCAAGTATGAAGTTTAACTCCATTGTGTGTTACCTCTCTAAAATCGGTACACCAAGGTCTAAAATTCTGAAGTGTTCCTGCAACAAAAGGATTTCCATCTGCACCCGTTACGGTTGATTCTTGATAAGTAGCAAGATTATCATCTGAATAATAGGTTTTTGTTGAATCACAAAACATTATGTTCCCATTATCAAAAATGAATCCATAATCAACTAAATCTAAAGTTGTTACTAATGTTATCGGATAAGTTACCCCGCCATCTAAACTTAATGATAAAGTATGGACATCATTAAATTTTAAAACCTTGAGCCCATTTATTGCGACAATGTGAGTATCTGTAAGAACATCAAATTTTAATAGTGTTGTTTCTCCGCTATAAATAATTGGCTTGTCATAATCCGTCCCTGCTTTGTTAGTTGCATAGATATAAAAATCTGTTAAAATCCTATTTGTAATCTTACTAAATCTCAACCCTCTATATGCAGAATGAAATATATTTGATAATAATAGATTATACATTTCTGTTGCATGTATCCAACTCACATTCGCAGAATTATAAAAATATTTTAAATCTGTCCTTCTGGCAAGATAAGAACACATAAAAGTATTTGATCTATCCACTCCTGTAACCGGGATATAACTATCAGCAAGATTATGACCTGTTGAGGATACTGGATTATTTTCAGCTACTGTAAAACCTGATGGCACTACCGTTGATGGTACTCCGGCAGATTTATAAGGAATCTGAATATCTTGTGAGCCAACTTTTGTATAGCGAGTATAACCAATCTCCAAAGACTGTCTTGACCCATTTAAATCATATTTTTTCTTTGTTGCTTTAAGTAAATTAACACCTGTTAAATGTCTCCCTGCTATGTATTCATAAATTACATTATCATCTTTTAACCTGCAATCAGTATAAAAAGTAGCACCGGCAACACTACCTCCTGCCATTATTGTATCTACCTGATTTGAAGTTAATATAAAAGGAAATATATAAGCGTCAGAATGAGAAGATAGTGCAATTTTTTGAAATCCCGTACCCGCATCATTACCCGTTCCTATACAAAATTCAAAAGCATTATCCATTTGAGCAAGATTCCCTGTATATGACGTATCAACACCTTCTTGAACGTTATTCACAAGTAAACTTATTTTCTTTTGCGTTGTATTTACTTTCATTGTTAACCACATCCAAGGTGAACCGCCTGCTGAAAAATCGGTAGTCCCTGACAATGTGATAACTCCACCCGATGATCTTAACTGCGCAAAAAGTATGCCTGTAGTAATATTTACACCTATCCCATAAAGACCAACAATAGCAGATGTAGTTAGTTTGCCAATTAAATATCTTATTGCAGTTTTATTTGTCGTCTCTGATTTACATTTATGAATAAGTGTAAAACCTGTATCCCCTCCCGGCGTAGCAGGATTAACTCCAAGATTATTAACTATGTCTAAAGCACCAAGATCAGCAACATAGGCATATTCATTGCCTGTTGGCTTGTAAAGATATGGCAGTTGGATTGGAGCAGAAGCACCACCAAGGGAATCAATCATGTTTAGTCCACTTCGGGAAGTAAACCATTGTGTTGGTGTTTCTCCTCCAAGTGGTTTCTGTGGAGTCCATGACGAACTGCCGGAAGAAGATCCTATTTTTAATCCACCTATGCCAAGTCGAATTCCCATTTGTTAAAAATTAAACGCCATATCCAATATAAATCAGCACAGCCGTCGTTCCTGTCTTAAATATTTTTCTGCAAATCTCCGGGTTGTCGAATTTTGGAGATGCATCGAAAGCATCTATAACAGCCATATCATCAGCATCGTTTAAGGCACAATGTTTTATATTTCCAGCCGTCTGACAGCGGAAAAAGAATCCATTGTTATCTTCAAAATCCTGTGCAGAAACATCAATAAGTTTCTGAGAAATAATATTACCCATGTTTGTATTCATAGTCTTTTAAATTAAGTTTAATCACCAATCATTTGTATTCTACCATTGTTTCCGCAAGAACTTCCACATACCCCATTTTGATTTTGCCATAAAGGATAGTTAGCATAATTGCGGTTTAAAAAAGTCTGTATCTCACATTTTATAGCATCAGCCATTAACCGGGATTCCGTTTCAAGGCGTTGCACGACTTTATCACTTACAGGCGTTGATAGGTCACTATCTTTAACGACTATCCCGGCAGCGGTGTAATTAAATGGAGTCCGGTTTGTGAATCTTGCAAAAGCGTAATAAATGATGCAGTTTTTGAGTCCCTGAAAAAGATAAGTTTTTGACTGGTAAACATAACTCCCCCCGTCAAGTAGTAACTGATTAGCTGCCGAAATAGTTTGCGGAGATGTTGAAAACTGGGTGACTATCTCATCAAGCAAAGCATCACCTAACCAAACTTTTATATCAAATAATTCTGCTTCACTGACAAACTGTGGCCATGATGTCGAATTTTTGACACTATCGCAGACATATTTCAGCGACTGAAGATCGGTAAGAGTCACAAGCGAAATCATGATGTAGTTTGATTTGGTACGTATTCTGCCGGTTTGATAGAAAAGTCTGTAAATTTAACACTATAAAATTGCAATAAAATTTTAAAAACCTCTCCAATTAAACGGCGCTCATCTGAACAAATATTATTCATAAAAATATATGCATTGATAAGCAAATCGCTTCCAAAACCATTGCCTACATCAACTCCTCGCAAAACGGGAGGTATCTTAAACATACCTGCAATATTTTCTTTAACAGTTCTTTCAGTTAGTTCAAATTGCCTGTCATAATTGTTTGCAATGAAAGGTTTATACTCAGGCACTTCTTCATCGGCATCAATGTCTATGACTATAATTTTACAAGCCTGATCATCTCCTTGCCATGCTTTTATTTCATTTGCACTTTGCGTTTGCTGTTGATTGTACGGGTCTTTTGGATCAATTGATCCATCGTTAAGAGTCCGGGGTTTGATACCTTTACGTACCAACATCCCGGCTGCGAGAAAATTATGTTTTGCGTTTCGATGTTTAACTGTAGACACGCTTTCTTCGGTAAGCATATCGGTCACAATAGGATCAAAAGGGCTTATCGGGTATTCAAAATCACCATCTGCCGTGAAATAAAGTATCTGACCAAGGTAGTTCTCCGGGCCACCGGCCTCTGTCATCTCGGCAATTACTTTCTCTAGATCAAAACGATTAATGAATTTTACATCGGACATTTTGAAAGGCTTTCCCTCGATGCCTGTCCAGTCGGAATAAACAGCGATCCTTCCGGTATATTCTTTATTTAATATCTCAATCCGGCAATGCTCGAAAGGGATATTAAAATATTCATAAGGCTGCCCCATACCGTTATATTTAACAAGACAGGCAAAGCCATTAAAGTTTTTAAGATCCTTTGCAAATTTCCTGAGCAGTGAATTTGCCCTCTCTCCTTTTGAATTGAGAATTGTCTCGGAAAAGATTTGATCTACAAAGCCACCACCTTCAACAAATTTAACGTAAATATCAAAACAGGTCTTTCCTGTCCCGGATGAATTAATTATTTCTAAAACCTTCTGGGGATAATCATTATTCTGACCGTAACCCTTTATTTTTTTTGAAGTAATATAAGAGTTCCGCTCGACTCGTGGGGCCGTCTTTGCTGCGGATACTCTCATTATTTCTTGGTTTTACGGCCTTTTTTAGGCTGGGTTACTGATTCAATTAAAGTATCTGCTACCTCACTAACTTCCGGCTCAACTATCTCAGGTTCAACTTTTGGGTTAGGAGCTGATGGAGGTATGATTCTGATCTCAGGAGGAGTAGTCGGAGTACCTGGTATCCTTGAAAAATATATTGCTTTCTCAGGATAATGTTTTAGGTACCAATCTCCTAACTCATCAGTAATAGTGTCATTGGTGCAGGTTTTTGATGCATCTCCAAACGCCTGAAGAAGGACTCCTTTTTTTAATTCATAATTTCTTGTTGCCATAGGTTTACTATTTATAATTTTTAATAATGCTTCGATATAACAAGTATTGCATGTTATCTTAATTTCTTCGCCTGTAAGGGCTTTATAAGCCTCTCTTATTTTTGCTTTCCGACTTGATGTACGAAAAGATTTGATATTTATAAAGTCCCTTGCAAACGATTGTATTTCGTCAATTAACATAATAAAGTGAGGGTTTTACCCCTCACTCAATTACGGGCAACAAGGAGCTACCATTGAGGCAAGGGCGGCTCTTGTAGCGGCCAATGTACCACCAACAAAATATGCAAGTGGGGGCAGAGATTCTTTTAACTTATCTGAGCATCCGGCTGTTAGCAACCATCCGCCAAGCATCTCATCAGAATTCGCATCACGTTCAGCGGCGTTAAGTTCCAGTCCGAAATCCCATCCAAGGATTTCAAACACGGTTCTTCCGGCAGCCAGTGGAGCAATATCTTTATTATAATTATTCTCCTGGATAATCATGAACCGGCTATCAACTGCGTTTTGAATCCAGAGTTTTGTTTCCGGAGTATTGTCGAAAATACGAAAAACAAAACCTTGCTCCCATACTTTCTGGTAAGTCTTTTTAACAAGCGAAGTTTTATGTTCGTTTGAAAAATTATACCCTTCAACGCAATACGCATAGGCCGGGGGAGAAACTGTTTTCAGAACTAACTGCGTGCAAAGCAGTGAATTGGAAGGATCAAAAGTACTTAAGTCTTTATCGACATCATCGTAGTTAATAAAGTAAGCTCTATCCTTAATCCCCGGTACGAGATTCGCACAGTTTTTAAGGATACAATCAACAATTTGGTTACATCCTATTGTCATAATTACCTCCTATCTTCCAACCATTAACAAACGGTCGTCGATTATTTTTGCATCAAGTGCATCAGTAGCCTCAATTCGGTTATAACGACTTCTTGGATCGTAAAATGAATTAACATTTTCAAATGCCGAGGTACAAGCCAGTCCAATATTTAAATTCGACACGGTAGTATAAACAGCACGATGAGGATCGTTCCAACGGGTACCGTTATTTTCATAAGCCCTGATCCACTGATCCCAAAGAGGAATAGAGACAATTCTGATTCCGTCCCATGTTGCAAATTCAAGACCGTTGATCATGAGTTTGTAATCCTGAAATGCGGTACCAAGAGCCTGAAGTTGTCTGCGGAGCCTGTCAAAAACTGACCGGGTAACAAGCAACACCCTGTCCGGTTGAGCTGCTAACTCAGAAATTGCATTGTCAATAAGCGTGTTGATAGCATTATACATTAGCAGTGGAGTTGCTACTGACTGTTGCAGTGCATAAGTAGCCTGTGTGTTTCCGGGCAATGCGTTTAACTGAAGTGGATTTGCTGCGTAAATAGCTGCAAACTGAACCCAAAAACCGTCAATAACGTTGAAAAATGTCGGGTCAACGCCTGGCGTAATATTCCCAACTGGGAAATTAGCTGCATTTTTATCGTCAAACCAAACGGTACGGAAAACCATTTTTGGAAGGTCTTTTGCAAGAAGATCCTGGATAAATGCAAAAATCTGGGTCTTTGTAAGATCATAAGGATTCGCGCAATCAACATAAAGGCGCATAAGTGAGTTTGTGATCTCATCAATACACATATCAATTATCACTTCTTTATATTTTGGCTCCCATGTTTTTTCAATAGCGGTATCTTCGTAACACTGAGCTGTCGGGTTGCATGCCTGAGCTGCTTTACCAATAAGGCCAAATGTACCAGGGATTATTCCGATGCGTTTGTCGTTTTTTATTCCAGTTACAAGAGTGTGAAAATCTGTAAGAGATGGAGCTTCAAGTACGGCGGTTACAACAAGTTCATTTAATGACCGGAGTTCATCAGCGGTAAAATGAAGATTGTCGAGATTGAGTGTGTGTCCACACGAGGGAGAAGTTGGCATAGTTATTTATCTTTATTGTTTTTAATTATCTCACGTACCTGGTCGAGATTCACATCTCCAACCTTTTCAACGGAACTGAATTTAGTCCTTCCTTCAGGCTTCCATGTATTTTTCAGGTTGCTTAATTCTGTCACGAGTGCAACAGCTTTAACTTTTTCTGCTTCAAATGCTGTCTTAGCTGCTTCCGCTTCTGTTTTAACTTTTTCAGCATCGGTAATTTTTGCTTTCTCGGCATCAAGTTGTTTCTGAAGATCTGCAATTTTATCATTTGCAAGATCAAGTTCTGTCTTTGCAGGTTCCTTTACTTCACTAACGGCACCATTGGTGATGACAATTGTTTTCCCATCAGCCATTACAAATGACCCGTCAGGAGAAGCCTTATCGCCGACTGTTGGCGCACCGGTTTCTTTTTCGAGTTTAAATTCTTTCCCGTCCTTATCTTTCAAAGTTTGATCTTTGGCAGGAAGTCTGGAAAGATTTTTTATTTTTTCGAGAATAGCATCTATCTTTTCCCCGAAAGTTTTAACATCTTTTTCTGTCATTGTGAAATTATTTTTTGGTTTAAAAATTGCGACTGCTTTTAAAGGTTCCGAGATTTTAGTTGCAAATCCAAGTTTCAACATGTCATCTGCTGAAAGCATCGTTTCCTTTTTCATGTAATCTCTCAGAACTTCTTTGTCTTGTTTTGTTACCTCCACATAAAGATTTAATATTTTTTCTTCTTCCTGATCCATATATTCAGCCATTCCCCTTAAATCAGAGGCTTGAAAATCACCTTCAGGATTCGGGATTCTTGGCATGTGAATTAACCCGTCTGAATTTGGGTAAATTTCTCTTTCTGAACCAGCTAAAAAAATTACAGTAGCAATACTGTAAAGCTCACCTTCTGCGATCATTTTTATTTTCTTACCAGAATTTTTTAATAGGTCATAAATTGTCCAACCCTCACGAACACTACCACCGGGACTTTTAATTCTGACGGTTAATTCAGTAGCTTCTTTATTCTTGTCAAGAAAAGAAATAAGATCATCGGATGAAAATTGATTCTCGTCCGTGCCAATAACAGAGTAAATTCTTAAAGTTGGTTCCATCAAAAATCTACGTCAATTTTTTCAAGCCAAAAATTATAGACATCGTCGCCCATTTCTACAATCCCGTTAACCCATGTTTGTATTTCTGTCCACATAATTTATACTTTAGAATACAAATGTAAATCCATTACATAAATTTAATTATGTAAGTATGTAGATTTTACTATATTAAAATGTGGAGCAATAAAAAGCCCTGGATTTCTCCAAGGCTAATTAAGAACAGTAACTTATTTGCATTTCGTTTACTTCGTCCAGTTGCCAAGTCATAGATGCCTCTCTTTGTCTTCTGGCTGCCGCTTGTTCTTAATTATACAAATATATTAAATATTTTTCAAGATTCCGCCCCCATGAATTACTAAATTACATCCTTTTTGAGTTAAGGCTGTCTTTAGATTTTTAAAATGGAGAATAATATTATCAAGTTGTTTTTTATCAAAATTAGGATGACCAATTAAATCTACTCCAAACAAATGAATCTCATCAGCAAAATAATATTTGTAAGCTATCTCGGCAGCAACAAACGGTGAGCAGAGTGATTTATGCAGTGCTGGAGTTTCAAATTGGACGAAGTTATCAGGATAACCTGGAAGAAAATCTATCTTTACAAAATCCGGTCGGGTATCCCATGCTACAATCTGACTATAAAATGCTTTAGGCTTGCAATCGTTTATTATTTTTAATCGATCATGAGTAAAGATGTTTGGATAATCAAGACATACAACGACATTAGTTTTTACGTGTCGCCAAATGTCATTAACACCGATTGACAAATCAAAATCAGGTGCGTTAAAGTTTTTTAAAGAGGGGCCCAACCCCAGTGTTGCGATTTTCATATTGCCATCCTCCTTCTATTTCGGGTAAATGTTTTGAAGTACGTACATCTCTCGTGCCTCTTGTATCGTGTTTTATAAACTCTTTCGGCGTTCCGGTCCAGTTCCATCCTGCGGAAGATGAATGACCAAGACCAGGAAATTCTTTTATAATTTTATCTGATAAACCGGCTCTCTTTATAGCGTTCATCGTATGCACGCAAGGAGCTCCATGATGGACGTATGGAGGATATTTAAAATATTCAGAAACTTGTATAAGTTGAAAATAAGGGTGAAGATACCTTGTCGGGGTTTCGTTCTTATGATGCGGGTGCGCCCCGTATTCGAACCCATCCTCCCCGGTAGGCTCTGTATAACCAACACCAAAAATATTATCCGTTTCCTTTGCCATTATAAGCATATCATCTAATGGACTTTTCAGCATCACAATATCCGAATCAAATATCAAAGCATATTTAGTTTTGACCTGTTGTAAAGCTAAATGCATCCCTCTGCCATGTCCAATATTCGACGGACAAAGCATTAACATTGTGTAAGGAGACGACAAACTTTCGACATACGCCCGACACTCGTCCGACGGATCTGATCCATCAACAATTATAATAAGCATCTCAGGATGAAATTTTCTTACCGATTCATAAGCTTCCTGAAATAGTTTTTTTGTATTATGCACAACTGTAATTCCTGTAATTTCTTTCATCTTGTTTGAAATAATGGTTTGTTAGCAATTTGATCTTTATAGTAAACTTCGTAATTATTTGCATCATCACCTATCAGCGCTCTTAAATAACTTAAATTCCTATCATCACGCATTACGAAATTCTTGTTATGGCCGGCCCCGATTCCACCACGACCCGGAAGTCCCTTGATTCCGATTGCAAGATCATTCTCGTAAAAGATTTTTTTATTCTGAGCTTTCGACCAGAAAATTGAATCTATAAATTTATTCGGCAAGCATTGCTCAAAAATTGGCAAAGCATCCAGCGTAAAAGCTGTCTGAAATAAACTCGCATGGATAGTATTCGGGTTAGTGACATATCTCCGGTACTGGACATTGTAGTAAATTGTATTTCTTTCACCAATAACAGAATAATTTTCAAAGTTAGAAATCATTCTATCTAAGTAACGACCACGGTAATAATCATCATCTTCAATTATAAAGACTGCTTTAACTTCTTTAATGGTTTTCATCACGTTTAACCCGGCGGCAATATTCCGGGCTTGTGTGTTTTGGCCAATACCCCAGACAGGTTTTGGGTAAACTTTTATAATTGTCCAGTTTTCTCGAAAATTCTCAGGTACATTATTCGTGCTTACCGGAAAGCCATCATCAACAATGATCCAAGTTACCTTCCCTTCATAAGTTTGATTGCGCATCCACTGGGCGCAAAGAGTAAATCCTATTGGCCTGTTGCCAGTCGGAGTGATTAAGCAAATCATAGTTAAGTAGATTTAGTACAAAACTGATCGGGTTTTACAAAATATATAAAAACATCATCATAAACTTTTGATACTTCACGCTGATCGACGACAAAAATATGAAGTCCAAACTTATTAAATTCCGGTAATGCGATTTCTAAATTCTGAATATCCTCAATAATCAAATACCCACCGTCTTTTAAATGCGGATAAACTTTTTTCACAAACGCTACCTGATCTTCCAATAAATGCGAACCGTCATCAATTGCAATATCAGGATAAAAGGAATTAAAATAATCATCAGGCAAATTATTGATGTTTATAATGTCAAGACTTACCCGTCCCTCTGGCTCTATAAATTCATTACCGAGTTTAAGATCAATCCTGTCTGGGGTTGGTTGCCATTTCTTTATATCTATTGCCTTTATTTTTGCGTGCGGAAAATAAAGCTTCCAAAGCTCGCAACTACCGCCATATTGATAGCCTGCTTCAAAAATATTAATTTCCCTGTCCCTGAATTGTTTGAAAATAGCATCATAAAATTTTAAGTAGCCATGGATGCTTCCTTTGTCGGTTAAATATAGACCATCACGTGAATTAAGTTCTTCCAGTGTTTTCATTTTTTACAATAATTTCCAAGTGGATACCTAACTGAGTAATGAGACCTTGCCTGCTGAAAAGCCTCGATGTCGTTCATCCGGGAATTATGAAACTCGAAAGCTTTGCAACCAGGATTAGAGCCTATCCAAAATTCACGGAAATATTTCCACTCAAGATCAAGATAAGAATGATTTAAAGTATTTATATAATCTGTCGTAGCCCACCAGAAGGCTCCTGAGAAATGCGGAAAATTTCCCCATACGGTTTTACTGTTCCACATCACCCCGCAACAATCATAGCCTTCTTTAAGTTTTGCAATACAGTCCTGCCAGTTCCAGATAGCAAAATACTCCATGTATCTGCGCCAATCTTCAGTCGGTAAATCATAGTGACTGATTCCTTTCGTGTGGAAAAATAAAACATAATCACCGGGATTATTTTTTGAATAATCTCTTACCCACTTCATTGTATCTGCCAATTCATTATTTTCCGGGTAAATTATAGATTCAACTTTTTCGGGATGTCTTGAATTTCTAAACCAATTTTTAGCCCACTCGGCTCCGGATGGCAATTTGTCATCAACAATACCGATATAAAGTTTATCGCAATTATCGAATAATTTTGAAGATACAAGTTTTCCAAACTGCTCGTTAATCATTATTTCGAAATGGCTCCCGGTGATAAATGCATGATAGGCAATTATAATTTTATTCATAATATTTTTATATCTGGAAACATAAATATAAACTTACCGTCGAATTGTCCTTTTAAAGAATCGATAATATAATCTTTAAAATTATGAGCTAAGATAATCAAATAATCTATCTTTTGACTCTTTAAAATTTCCCTGCTTACAACTTCAATTCCGGTACCAGGTACAAACTTCCCCTGCTTGAAAGGAGTATCATCAATTATAAACTTAACGAGGTTGTGATCAATCTCACAACTATTTAAAAAGACACATCCTTTAGCAGCTGCTCCAAATGCAGCAATAGATTTGCCTTTTGAAATAAGATCCATAATAAATTGTTTATAATTTAATATTTTCTCCTGAGTCCGTTTCCCCCATTTTAAAAAATATTCTTCAGTTAAGGTTTTTTCAAGATTTAAAAAAGACAAGATGGTGCTATCGGGTTGTCGGAGTGAAGATTCTTTCACGCTTAAAACTCTAAGCGTGCCGGCGTGCATGTCGTGGTAAGATACATTGATGACTTTTAATCCTTCCTGTTTTAAAAGGTCGATTATATTTTTAAGACAGAAATAATAAATATGCTCGTGATAAACCTGGTCATAATTATCATTCGCAATCGTAGTTAAAATATAGGGGAATTCAAGGCACCACATTCCCTCATTGGAGAGGTTTCTTTCAATTCCCTGCACGAAAGAACGGATAGGCTCGGTGTGCTGAAAAACATTTGTCGAAGTTATAAGTTTCGCTTTAAAAGGAAATCTGGTACTTTCACAGAAATATTCATTTACATATTCAATGCTCTCTTCTTTGTTTATATCAATAAAACTTTTCGAACAATCTACATTTACATAATGAAGATTCCAATTTTCTTTCCGGAATTCTATAAGTAGACTACCGTCATTGCCTCCGATATCAACTACCAAATCTTTGTCTTTAAAATCAATTATCCGGGAAAGATAATCGTACATTTTTGCGCAATGTGTGAGATAGGGACTGTTAACCCCCGATCTGTAAAGATAATTTAAAAACAAATTGTCTTTATTAACAACTTCGGTAAGACATGTCAAATTACTTTTTGTAAATAATTGAATTGCCAAAGGAAATTTTTCACAAGCGAAAGACTCTTCCCTTGTAGTGCAAAGATTATTCACGAGCGGTACTTTCCCTAAGTTTAAAAATTCTACTGCTTCAGTGCTTCCAGAGATTGGACATGTTTTCATAAATCGGGAGTTAAAAGATGAATGGCTCTGTAATCAGTCTCATTTTTAATACTTTCAAACAATGCCCTGTTGCGAAATATAAGATGAGACTTTGTTTTCCATGCCGAAAAATGCCACTGGTGAAACACAAAAGGATAAGATGTTTCTTCAATTTTTAATCCGAGCCGGGTAATTTGCTCAACAAAATAATCATCATCATAAGCCACGCCCCCGGAGAATCTTTCATCAAATCCATTGAGTAGTTTTAAATTTTTTGCAGTTATAGCGGAGCAGAAATGATGTTTTGCCGATCTGAATATAGGGTGATTATACCATGCTGAGTCTCCATCAAAGGTGTTTCCTCTTTCGTTAATTTTAACCGTTTCAGGATCCTGCCCCTCGGATAAAGAATAGCATCCAAAAGAAATATAAGAATCATCTTTTACTTTTTTAGAATAACTAATAACGTCCCCCTGATGATAGCACTCGGAATGAGTAATCATAATTATCTCAGGATCATCTTTTAAAGCATGGACGAAACCCAGGTTATGAGCAGAAATATAATCATAGCCACTTCCAAGTTTAATTATTTCTACCTCGAAAGGAAGTGCCGGAAGTTTAATATCTTCATCGGAATTATTATCAACAATCAAAACTTTAAAATCTTTCGATTTTGAAAGAGTGTAAGAATACAAAGTCTTTTCTAAAAGCCTTTGCCTATTCCAGTACGTCATTACAATACAAATCATATTAAAAATCTTTTGGGTGAAAGTGACAAACATAATATTGCGGTGTAGGGATTTTTATTCCGGGATGAGGCAATAAGCATGATTCAATCATTCGCCAGTCATGAGCGTAGCCGTCAGGCCAAACTGCATTAAGACTTTTTTTGTGTGAAATCATACTTGTACCGATGTAAAAAAGTTGTGGCTTTACTTCTCTTTCTTTAAAAATATGACTATCATTTTCCTTGCCTTGAATAAGATAATCGTTATAAAACGCCCATGAATATTTCGAGGTATTAAAATTGTCGTTTATGATTTTTAAATGGCCGCATCCTAAAAAATCATCGTGATCCAAGTAAGTAATTATGTCTCCCTGTGCCATTTCAATACCGGACTGTCGGACACTTCCGGAGAATAAAGGTTGTTTTTCTATTTTCTTAAACCTGATTTTTGGAAATCTGGAAAATTCCTCATCATATATTTTCTGAGATTTATCACATCCATCAGAAATAATAATTAATTCCGCATCAAAAAATGATTGATAAAGAAATGAAGCAACAGCACGACGAAACTTATCCTCAGGATTGCTTGCGCTTTTAATGCCGTTAGTTTCGTAAGGCAAAAGATATACTGGCATTATAACGGAAAATCTTACCATTCTTCCTCCATGTTTTTTATAATTTTAAAAATAGCACTCTGACAAATATTTAATTTTTCACTCGTTAAAATAACTGACAAGCTAACCGGGTTGCCGTCTTTCCTATAAAGATCATATTTCGCATAAATTGCATAATGCCGCAAAATAGAAGTAGAAATCAAACCGGATTTTGTTTCCGATTTTATTCTCTCGATATTTTCGTTTATATATTCAAAGCGTGTCATTAAATATCTCCTCTTACAGATACTTTATTTGTTTCTTTTATTCTTGCATTTATGTCTTCAACTGACACTTTCGGAGCTGGCATTTTACTTAACGCCCTTGCAATGTCATCAGCTGTTAATAGATTCTGATTAGGCATAGCGTTTAATTGATTCTGTGATAACTGCTGTTGTGTTAGTATTGTAGACCCTGCCTGATTAGCGTATGTCCTTTGTGCTGGTATGGAAGAGGATATTGCAGAAGGAACGGAGTTTACCCCGCCTTTACCAACCTTAACTGACATAATTTGTTTTACGTTTGCAATACCAGCCAAAATAACAGAAGTCATTAAGGCAATACGTGCAATAGTACTCGGAATAGTCGGGTCATTGAGTGCTTTTGCAGCAGCTCCAAATGTGTCAATAGTTGCAGCAGCTATTGCAAAACCCTTACCTAACTCTGTTTGCTCTCCCAGAATACTTGCAATTGAAGAAAGCCCACTTATAGCTGCCTGTCTTTTTATGTCAAGATCAAGAACATATTGATCAGCTTCCCATCTAGATATTCTTGCGGACTCTTCTATTAGTCTATCATTTTGAGCAGCTATCTTTTTATTAAATTGTAATTCATCATTTTTAATATCTTTATGAACTTGTAAATTTTTTAACTCTATATTATCAATATCAACCTTAATAATATCAAATCCTACTTTTGCAATACTTTCCGGAGTTGCATTTTTATCTGTCGTTGCTTTTGTCAGTCTATTTATTTTAACCTGATCGCTGAAATATTCTTTTTGTATTGTATTGCGCTCCTTTAACATGCCATTTATCTGATCTTCATATTTTTCCTGAAGTCCTGTCATTTCTGCAATAGCCTGTAAATTTGCAAGCTCCATATCTAACAGGTATGTTTTGTCTTTTACTAACTTATTCGCAATTATATCAGCATCAACGGCAGCCTGCTTTTTCTCTGCTGATGTTGATTCCTGACTTGAAACAATGGCTCGTTGTTTTATTAAGTCGGCCTCTAGTGCCTCCCATTCTGTTTCTTTCTCTAGCTTCTTATCTGCCAGCTGTTCTTGCTCTAAAAGAAGTGTGTTATATTTCCGTTCCCATTCAATTTTATTCTTTATGCCATAAGTGTCCGTAACTATCCTTCTTCCATTAATCACCATTTGATCTCCAGTCTTAACCATTTCCTGATAGTACTTTCTTTGTTCTTCAGTTAAATCTTTTTGTCTTAGTAAATACCCCTGATATTCACCGCTTAATCTTAATCCTTCGGCAAATTGCCCCTCCCCTCTCTTTCTTGCTTCTTTACGTGCGTTTTCTGCATCCTGTTCAAAACCAGCAGCTCCTAACATAGCTTTATCTGCTGTCTCTAAATATAGTTTAACATTCTCTTGTGTTGTCTTCCATGCCTTTGCGAGTATTCCTACTGCTGCACTAAGTAATCCTACAACCCCCCCTGCTGTTAAAAATGAAGATATTACATTTCCCACCTCGCCAACTACTCCCCCTACCGCACTTGATAATTCAGAGAATCCTTGTCCTGCTGAGTGCATGGCTGTTTTTACAGATTCCCCATAACGTCCAACATTTGACCGTCCGTCATTTAGTGCTAAATCATAATCAATTATCTGTTGTTTTGTTTCTGCTATACGTTTTCTTTGTTCTATATATAAAGGGTTTAATTCTCTTATTCCTTGTGCATTAGTAACATAGGCTTTCCCTAACTTACCAAGTGCCTGCATTTGCAAAGTCAGAATCTCATTTAACTGCTTTCTGCTTCCTGTCTCTGAACTATTCGCAGCGACTTGCAGCTGCACCATTTTTTGTGCCTTTGTATACTCTGCATTAGCATTTTTTAAAGCTGCTTTGCTGGCTTCTTTTTCTGCTGCCGTAGCTTTATCTGATGCCTGTAATTTAATATTAGCAATAGTCAACTCATCTACTTTCTTCTTAGCCTCAACAGCCTCATCAGCGTATTTTTTGAGATTACTCTCAATATTTATTAGATATGTTTTCTTTTCACTTGTATCTGACATGGCTAAAGTTTTATTAAATCAATTGTACAAAGTTGACCCGGGACAAAATTATTAATCTTATTGACATAAAAATACGCTTTATATTGACTTAGGTAAATAGGTACATAATGTTTAAATCCTGCAACTTCATAAACAGGCAAATTAAATTTCGCCCTGCGAAGATTTGTATTCGTTAACATACGGGATAAGGCTGCGTAATTAGTAACGAGATAAGAAAATGATGCTTCCAGTGATGACGCTTTCTTTGGAGTGGTTATGTCAGTGGCTCCGCCGGGCGCAACTGTCGGTCTTATACCAAATGTTTTTTGATACAATGGGCCAGTTGTTTCTTTTGTAAAATCTACATACACTATACGTGGATCAATAGAATCTTCTTGCTTGTAAAGACTTGTTTGCGAATCCCATTTATTAAAATTAATTCGGGATATGTTAACGCTAAAATTTGTAGGCATGACAGTAACCTCATCGCATGTCGATACGGGTAATTCAATGACATCTTTCTCAGATGGAAGAGTCTCATCATCTACCTGCATGATACCACGTCCCTGGTCTTTTATAACATCATCAGAATCTTTATATCTCAGGTAATTATTTTGTGCATAATCTCCAAACTTGAATTCCACCTCGTCGTCACGCTCGGAAAGGTATGCCGACCAATCCCGTGCAATAGCTATGTTTTTATAAAGATCTTCATAATTCCAAAACTTAATTTTTTTATCTCTTGAAATAACTTCGGGAATAAGGCCAAACATATTACAAATCATCTTTATAAAATTAACTTGTGAAATGTCAGGCAGATAATCTTTGCAAACAACATAAGATAAGTAATCTATTTTAGCATCTCGAATTTCGATAACTGAAATTATATAAGCATAAAACGGGTAATGAGTATCCACCCAAAAATTAAAATGATCCCCGGCAGCTGCTGTATATTCAATTTCATATTCGGCGGTCGTGTCTAACCAGCTTTTACTTTGCAATGTAAATGTACTAGCATTAACACCGTTGACATAAAGATAAATCACAACATCAGGACTGGCTATCGTACCTTCCGAAACGTGGATATGAAATTTATAAGTTGCTGCATACGGTGCGTAATAATTGCCATATTGAAAATTTAAATCCCCGTTAATAAGCACCGCACCCGGCCAGCCAAAAGGCACTAAGCTGTCATAATCAGCGTAACCGTTCCATGATGCTGCATAAAGATATTTTTTGGTATCAGTTACTTTGAGGTTTTTAATAGGCATAAAAAGTTTTAAGAATATAGGGTTTGTCAGAATATCCCCCTCGCAAGTATAACCTGAGTTTGAAAATATCTCATCCCATATTGCCTTAAGTTTTACAAATGGCCAGATCCATCCGGCATACATTTCGATCCTGTCACCGTCATCGGTCAGCGGGGAGATAGTCCCATCATCAGAAGGCTCGCAAAGCGGATAGACATAATTCAAATCGACAGCATGAGTAATTACCATTGTAGCCACATTCCATGTGTGCTCTGTCGAAACCAATGTAAGATCGGTTATTTTTAGGCTTTCGATTGTTTTAAAGAAACTTGTGTTTCCTGATAAAATAGAAACGTAATAATATTGATCGTCAACCTTGTCAAGTATAATTTTCCCGTCGGTGATTATCTCGATCCCATCCTGTATTAATTTACATTGTTGGTTCTCGTATGGAAAAGTTGTATTTATCCCAACTTCCCCGGATAATTCAAAAAGGGCTTTCATCACCCTTGTTTTCCGGACTTTAAATTGCGCCGTGAAATCTGATTGCCGATCCTGCATCTCTGCAATATCATTGACTTGTTTTGTCTGCGGAATTATCTCATCGTCATCAAGATCACAAAGAACATTTCCCAAATAAAGCTTTTGGGACTTTTGATAAACAGATGATTTAAGCGGTAATTCTTTGCGGGTGATCTCAAAATTAAGAACGTACCCAGGTGAATTCTCGTCCCTGATTATATGATCTCCACGAGTTATATCGACTTCACGCCATACACCTGATTCGTATTGCTCAACTTTCTCGGCTAAAAGAAGTCCTGTAAATCCGGAAATGTTTTTTGTCGTTATGCCTTCAAGAGTTATCTGGTAGGAATATTCTGCTTTTAATTTTGTCGGCCTTTCTATTTTTGAAATGCGTGAAAACATTCTCGTTACCTGAGTGCCGAGACTTTCGGAACTCATTTGAATCTCATAACCGTTGGTAAAATTATAGTAGTGCCAGCCGTTGTACCACCATCTCAGGTATATTCCTAATGCACAATTTGAAATCAATATTTTAATAGAGCCTATTTGCATAAAAAACAATAAATCTTATTGTAAATCATCGCCGAGAATATCCCTGCAAAAATAAAGAATCCAAATTCAATTATGTTAAATGGCTTTGTAAGTATAAAATACCACAGACAAATTTCCCCGGTGAAGCATTTATAGCATCCACCCAAGGGCTTTCTAAAATACCAAGGAAGTCCATCTATCAAGTTTCCGTACCAACTAAGCGGCGTATGCTCCTCCTGAATCAAAGCAGAAATAAAAAATGTGATTAATGATATTTTTAAGATCTCTGTCATGGCATTGTAATTTCAAAATCAACAGCCAGAGACGGAGGAGAAAAATTAATAACATTTACTAAGTTCATATATATTACATTACACCCTGAGGGGATTATTAAATAAATCATATTCACACCATTTGTTAAAACTCTATTCACAATCACTATCCCATGAGTAGAATCCCATATATAGAATTGAGGATTGTTACCTGAATTTATTGTAACATTAAGCATGAATTCTAAATATTGCCCAGGAATTACTGCCATATTATTACTCTGTACATATTCTGATGATGCAGCACTATTTATCGCTGTTGTAATATTCCTACCCACACTAATAAATGAGTCCCATCCGGTCATATCTGACCATCCTGTAACAAGAGAATTAATATTTGTGTATGAAACCATAATATCTTTTATCAGCCGCACACCAAAATAAAAACTTTTTGGCATATTTTGGTTGGAAATATTATCATCATTATATGATAACAATTTTACATAAGACATGTCTTCATTGACAGAATCTCCAGTCCAATAAAATCCATGAATATTTTGTTGTAAAAAATCCGTTGTCGCAAAATAACCGGTAGGTCTTGCAGTAAACCCATAAGTATCAACCGCTCCTGTATTTGGAGCATCCCAATGTGTCGTACCAACTTCTTTCAAATGACCACCAGCTATTGCCCCACCGCCAGCAAAAACTATAAGTACACCCCATTCTGCAAGTGTAGGAATGTGCCAACCATCAGGACAAAAACCCGGAGACATAATTTGATTAAAAGTATAAAGCCCTCCATAGATTGCCCTATTTGCCTCATCATTGTCATATACTTTTGACCCCGGAAAATTTGAATCCCAATTCTTACACATCCAAATCTGGGTGCCAATAACAACTTCGCAATAACTGGTAGATGAAGGCACAACAGGAATCTCGGCAACAGGGCTATAACCGGTTAATGATATTTCTCTGCTACCGATTATTGCGACAAACTCAATCTCTCCCCCGGTTATCCTGCTATCATAGATATTCAGTGTCCCCGGCTCAATTCTTATATTCATCCATCCAACCGAAGTAAGCAGATAGACCTCCCTCGTGTAGGCAATAGTCCTGATAGCATCAGACTGGCCTCTCGTGATCTGCCCGGAATTCATCGCTATCTTACGGGTACCTATCGTCCGGTACTTTTCGCCATCGGTATTAATCGTTAATGTGCCGGGAAGAAAAAAATAGTAGTGCCAGCCGTTATAGTACCATCTTAAAAAATAACCGGTACAAGCTTTTTTAATCGGGATCTTTATAAGGCCATATTGATTATAACCGCATCTCATACACTTATTTCTGCGGTCATGTAAGATGCATTTGCCGGAATAGATGTCTGATCTATTTTTAAGGAATTAACAAATCCTTCAAGAGAATTTGCAACAACAGTCTCGACTATCGTATCCAAAAGAAGATTACCTGAATCATAAATCTTTATAGTTACCGTTATGTCCGATGCAGGACTTATCCGTGCTTGCTCAGGAAAGATAAAAGAAATATCAAAAGGAAGTCCGAGAAAATAAACCGGCTGATCGAATTGATTTAAAAATGGTGCGTCAAAAATATCCGTAGGAACAAACTCATGTAAGTTAGATCCCTGCTCTTCGCTCCTGACTGCCTCGTCGTAATGCCAGGGGATAACATCAGAGGGGGGAGAGATTGCCCCGCCTTCAGGGATCCACGGATTTGAACTGCCGTACCAACAGCCTCTATACTCGAAAGAAAAATTACCCGACTTAGTTGTCTCTTTCATTATGCGTGAAGTGTAGTCTCCTACCTTGCCTAAGGACGTGGCTATCCGGAGTATCCCCGAAACATCAAGATCAGCATACCCAAAAGAATCAGGAGAAGCTATTATTGTTAGTAACTGAATTATCCCGTTTACCGTTAAACGACCTTCGAAGTAATAGCCACCAAAAAGAGTATTATCGTTAAAATAAGTTATATCCATCCCGGCTACCCAAACTATATCCGTTGTGATGATCTTAAATGTGCCGTCAATATTTGTCACCTTGCCAACATACATCTGATTCGTTGCAGCGCAATAAACAGCAATGTCATCAGCAACATTACCGGTATAATTATTTATAGAAGTTAATTGCAAAAAGCCTCCGTCATCTGCCCCGGAAACTAACCAGTCTTGCCTGAGCAAACGAAAATTATTTGGTGACTCAGTGGCTACCCAACGGCAAACATTAGGGGGGCTTACCGAATCGGAATATGCGGGAGTACTAATTAAAGTTATCATACTACATTAAATGACTAAATTTATCGTCTTCATTTATTTTTAATAACATATCAGATTTTTTATCTGTTTCAAAAAAATTTATTACATCATCGCCCCTTCCGTCAATTATCGCTGCAGCCAATAAATCATATAATGACTGCAATTCTTTTTTTGTAAATATTTTTTCCATATTAAAGTACCTCCATTGTTATTTTGCTGATTTTATCGCTGAATTTTTTATTGATCTTCTCAATAGTTTCTTTTCTGACAGTCGTGTAAACATCAATAAATGTCTTATCCCTAAATTGCTTATTTCCGTATTTGTTAATGTACCAGGTTAATTGTTTTGCCTCTCTTGTATGTCCTTTGTCTGTCCCGGTTTTAAACATGTTATGCTTTGCCATCCATTTTTTAATCTTCAAATATAACTCGGTATCGACATTGCTTTTACGAGGGCCACGACCTCTTTCCAAAACCCCCAACCAATACGGTACAAGAATTCCATCATGAAGATCGGTTATCTCCACGGAAAACATTCGCATAATTGATTCAGAAATCTTATTGCCGGAATAAGAATTTCTTTCCCCTATCAGGCGAACCATTTCTTGCAACTCCGGCTTTAAATCAATTCCTATCATTTGTTTTGTTTCATATTATGCAACTTTCTGACTAACCATTATTTTAATTTTACAATTCGTTTTGTTCGGTAATTAATTTTATTAGCAATTGACGACTTTCTTCACAATTAACTTTTGAATTATCTCCATATTTATTAATACGAAACCCAATCCCATTAATATAAAATGCAAAATGATATTCATCTATTCCACATCCGCCTGAATAAATAACTGGAGTAACAGTATCAATTTTAGATAAGTAAATAAAATAGCCTTCAAAATTAATTGCATTTTTCATAATCTATTTTTTTAATGGGCTTATAAACAAGGGTTTCTGTTTTCGTTTTTCAAATAATACAAATTGAAAGGCATTGACCAACCAATAACGTTTGCATCATATTTTGTTTCATAAATCTTTGACAGGTGCATCGGTTGGATAGTCTTAAATTCCGCATCAGCGATGATCCTTATGATTATCTCTTTGCATTTGTCAAGCAATGCTTGGAATTTTATTTCATTATTATCGGCTGCATCTTCAAGTCTGACTTGTTGCAGTATCTCAATATAAAGAGGGTTATAATGTTCCGGAATTGCATTGGCCTTAATTTCGAGATCCACTTCATTGACCTGCAATATTAAACCAATAATATCATTTGGATTGCTTTGATCTGTTTTGAGATTAGCAAGTTTATCTTGTTCATACAAAACAAGAGTACACCCGGCAGCGGATAATATTGTTTTGAGCTTACTTGTGATCATTTGTAATAAATTTACAATCAAATGTTACAATCGGAGATATGGGTTTATTTCTTTGAAACAACTGCCTTTGAAGCGGATCAAATATATTATGTTGTGTTTGGTGCAATCGGATACCACGCCATTTTATCTTGCCTTTTGTTATCTCTCCCTTTATTGGAGGTATTGCAATCGTTCTTAATGCATTTATAAATATTTTATCTTCTTGCTCATGATATGATTTAATAATCTTATCAGTCAAGTCGTTAACCATATGGCCGTATTGTAAATCAATTGCATTAATAGTTTGTATTTTTATTGCTTTCATGCATATTTCTTTTTAGGTTCCGATTCTTTTTTCAGCATGTTAAAATATCTCTCTTGAAAATCTGACTGCTCCTTTGCAACCATAAATCTAACAAGACATTCGTTATATGGAGTTAACAGTACTTCAGGCACGGTGCATTTCATCGCATCACGAAGAAAGTCAAGAGATGTTAATTCAGAAAACACATTTAGCTTTTCAATGCCAGCTGCAAGTTCTATCTTCGATGGTTCCCGATGCAAGAACCTCTGTTCCTTTTCGATCATTTCACCAACAAGAGAAATAAGATGCATGGCAATAGGGTATAAATTAACCACCTTCAAAGATAATATATTTTTACCAAAGTTCAACGCTTTATCTTCATCCCATTTTTTGCCGGAAACAAAAGGATAGTAATATCCATCCATCATGCGGATTATAGACCCAAAATCATTGTCTTCTTTTCGCACAAGAAAAAGCCTTTGCCCATAGCAAATGTTACTGGTAAACTCTTCCAGTGTTCTTGGAATAGAAAGTTTCTTGTGTTTTATCCTAATAAATTCCGGGAGAGGCAACTGAGACAATCCGTCGGACAACCCTACATAAAGCGGAAGATTGTCTATCATTTCTTTCAAAGTCAGTTTTTCAATACCAATTACATGTGCCATGTCTGTATGCCTGATGATTTATCGTGTTCCATAATTACATATCTAAGCGCAGCTAATCCGTCGGGCTCGTGTCCTTCAGGTTCCGGGATTATCTTCCCGTTAATATCTACCTTCCAAAAATATGTCTCAATGCCTTTTTTGATAGTCACAGATCTGGGAGTCAGAAAAATATCATAGCCCCGGACTTTATTTATCCCGTTGACAATTGACCCCGACGGTTTTTTAACTCCACGAATATTATATCCATGCTTGCGAATATCTCTAATCTCAGTGGCACCGGCGGAATCAGCTATAATCAATTGTCCTTTTGAATGGTTTACAAAGTCTAATTCATCAACAATAGCCAATCTCTCGGCACCTTGTATTTTTTCAGGCATGAGATTGTTTAAAGAAAATACCTCATCGACATAAAGGCAGTTATCTTTTTTCCAAACATCAATTAAAACAGTCGGATCCGGCGAAACACCAAAGTCCATCCCGGAAGGGATTCGCCTTGCATTGTCCGGAATTTTGTCGGTCCATTGATAGTTATATATCCTACGTGCAGAATAGTAGCCAGTTTGACCAAGACCATAAATTCTAAACCAATCAATATTATCTTTTCGGGAAAGTATGTAATCAATTTCACTTTGTGGGCACATCTCATTATCCAGGTAAGTTACAATTATTTGCTCACTTATTGAATTGCCCTTCTCGTCATTTAGTTTTGGAATCTCTGTATGCGCCCAAAATTCAAAATCCGGGTTGTAATCAATATAAATCTCCTCATGTGTTCTACCAATGTAAGTACTTGCAACCTGCCAACCTATTTTATTTGCTTCATTTATGTAAAGAATGTCACGCCGTTTTGATTTGCCGGCATCACTTTTATTATCCGAAATATATCGAAATTGAATAACAGATCCTTTGAGATTTATTTCATGCGAAGATTTATTGTAATATTTATCCCATTCTAAATTATTTTCCTCAAAGATATGTTCGAAATCCTTTATTGCACCATCTTTTAAATTATCATAAGTATCACTAACAACTGTAATAGTCCTTCTTTTCTGAAGTGCTCTTACAATTAGAATTTGAGCTATGGAATAATTTTTCGAACTTGCTTGGCCGCCTTGAACAACTTTAATTTTGGCAGCCATCGCACATATTTTTTTAAACGTAGTGGTAGTTTGTGAGATCATTTCTCAATGACTTTACCGGAAATATCCTGAAAAACAAACATAGGTGCGTTTAAATCCTTTCCGTCCTTGCCGGTGAGCTCATTCTTATCGGGTATCTTCCCGTATAGTGTATCATTAATCTCTTTGAATGCAGCTACATTACCTTTGACAGCTTCTTTCAGTATCCCCAATGCTATCGCATCAGCAAGTGTGACCTTTATATCTGCTTTTGTCTCAGGATGTTTTATGGTTATTTTTGTTTTAAGCCATTTTTTAAGAATAGTAGAACGGTTCTTAACACCACGGCCACGACCTTTGGGATTTCGTATCTCTCCATATTTTGGCGGTATTAGATTTTGATCGTTCATACTCTAATTATTCTCAAATTATTTGACCATTCTTTTTAATCACAATACTCGGATCAAGTTTCTTCATGCGGTCAATGGTGACTTGACAGTATTTTGGATCTATTTCCATTCCGGTTTTTTGATAATTCTTTCTTTCATTAAGATATCAATAACTGAAATTACATCAGTTAAGCAGGTATTATTCCAAACCGTACAAAATTCATTGCTTGGCATAAAACAATACTGTCTCCATGATCCATACCACTCAATAGTTGCAAGTTCATTTCCTGAAGATTTACTATTAACATGAATCAGCTTAGTCTTTCTCCCCGGTAATGTTTCCGATGCGAAAATCAAATACTTAGTTTCCTTAATTATATTCCCCATAGATTAGTTTATTTAGAGTTAAGATATTCGTCAATTATTATATCAAGTGATTCGTCTGAATAGAATGTATCTTCGTCAAGTTGTTTTAAAAACTTTATCAACTCTTTCTTTAAGTCTATCTCCTTTGGCTGAACAGGAATATATTCTGTTGATGTAACCGTTTGAATGTCTTCAATCTTTTCACCTGATAATCCTTTGATGATTTCTTCCTTCTTAATCTGTTCCGGTGATTCTGATTCAATAACATCTTTTTGATTTAAGTATTCTAAAATTAACTCATTAACTTCAGAATATGGCATCATTAGTTTTTCTTCTTCCCAAAGCATATTAGCGAACGATTCAATATGTGTTTTTATTTCTACTTTCATGAGTTGGTTTATTGGTTAAATCTTTTTAAGTGTAGGATAATCTTTAATAAACAGTTGATGCAATAAATTCCGGTTCAGTTGCTGTTTTCATGAACTCAGCAAAAGTACTTATGATTTTAGGATCTTCGTTTTCATCCAACTCATCAGTATCTGTGATGTTAAGTTCTCCCCATTTCTCTTTCGGAATAAGTTCAATATCATCTGAATCATCATAATCAGAGATTTCCATGTCATTATTTAAATGATAGAATTTAAGTGCCTGAAATATTGTATTGGCACAAATCCAGTCTATTTCTCCTTGTGATTTAATTGCGTAAATATTCATCTTTCAGTCTTTTATTGATTCTGCCAAACCTTTTTCAATCAAGCCAAAAATATCGTAATGATATTTAAGTAAAATTTGAATCACATTATATGGTACATTCCAATAACCAACATGCCTATCCCTTAAATCAGTCATCCATAATTGATCTACCGTATCATAATTCATTTCTGATAGTGCTTTGTCATCCAATGCGGACATCGGCCTTAAAAGCAGTTTAAACTTATCAGGACACGAATTTACAGTATCATAACATGTAATTTTACCATTATCGGCAATTTCTCCAACCGTGCCAATTACATACGACCGGCAATTAGTCACATTCACGATTTTAAATTTTGCCTTAACTTTGTAAGGAAAATAAGCAGATAACTGCTCAAGGGATAATTTTGCTTTCATAAAATTTAGTTTAAATATTTTTTAACTTTCTTCCAGTACGTTTCTGTTAAAGATCCTGATCCATTCCAGTTTTTACTTGCAGTTTCAAAATCTTTCCCATGCGAAAAATATAAAAACACTTCCCGGCTTATTTCAAAATCGAAACAATCGGTAATAGTATAATTTGATCCGGTAAGCCTATTGTAATGATTAATTCTGCAAGGTCTGATCTGCATCGGGCCAGCCGCAAGCTCATCCTGGTTCCAAGCCATTACATTACCTCCTGATTCAACTTGGATTATTGCCTGGATCAAAGGATCATAGTAATTAATTGGCTCAATGTCTACTATTGCGATAATTGGATAAGCAGGGGCAAATAACATGTGAAACCATAAACTGAATATAAAAATTATCATTATCATTTTTTTCATCTCTCCATTTTTGGTAAATACTAAAAATTAACCCCATTGATCTGCCATTGCCTTGGCAATACCTGGAAAGGTTTTTGATCTTATTTTTTTAGACTCTGGTGTATTCCCTGAAATTGCTTCAACAAAATATCTTTTTTTAGGTTCCCCTCCTTTATAATAAGTTCCCGGCCTTCTTACATCAATATATGTCGGTTCAGGATGTGGTATATGTGTTTTTTGTTCAAATAAATTATCTGTACGAGAATGAATTAATTTAGGTAAATTCTTTAGCCATAAACAAGTGCGTTTTAATTGGTTGTCACCAAAATAATAAGGATGAATTATTTGATCGGGTTTTCTAAAATGTGAATTAACCCAACCGGTAGGATTTTCAACACATATTTTATCTATATCAGAATTATATAATTTCATAAAAAAATCAAACGCATCAATCCTTTTTATTTTTCTATCTATTGCTTTTTGTCCATATCTTTTTTCGTTGAAATACCCTATTCCGCAATTTGTTAAAAAAGTACAATCAGGATGAAATATACCCAAATCCCATTTCTTTAATTTAATTGCTTCAAAAACATCCATTTGTAAATGCCATTCTGGATGTCCCCCTGAACACTCTTGTAAATCACAGGAATAAGCCTCATGTCCTTTTTTACGAAAGGCAATACACACTGCCTGGCTTTCTTCGCATCCTACAAGTACTTTCATAACGCAAAGATAATCAATATAAATCATTTTCACCATAAACACTCTCTGGGCTATGTTCATCAACTTCGTCTTTCGCAAAACGCTCAAAACGCCTGAAAAACTGCACAGTCAAAACAGATGTGCGCTCTTTATCCTTATATTTGAGTTGCCCCAGCTCGATAAGTTTCGTCTTAACGAAATTATAATTGTCTTTATGAAGTGCATAGTTTTCAATGCAATCTTTTAGCCAAAGATAAAACATATCATACTCGAATTTATTGGTAACTTCTTTTTTACCCCAAGCGATTAACCACCAAATTATTATCCCCAATAAAGCAATCGCAATAAAGATAACTATAAAGGTCAATCTGATGTCCATTGGTTCCATAGATTTATAAATTATTAATTTCTGAAATTATTCTATCTTTGTCATGCCACGGCTTTAATCCTAAAAGTCTTTTTATATATACAAGAATTTGATCTGAAGTCTTAAATTCAGGCAATATGATATCATTAATACTTAATGCCGTTTTACGATTTTCTTCTATAAGAACCTTTTCATAATCATTTCTTTGAAGAAGTTCTCTAACTAAATATTTAGTATCAACTTCATCCAAATAATCTTCAATTTCTACTTCAATTCGTGCCATAGGTTAATTATTTATTGAAAAAGTTACTAAACGTACTATTCCCCCATTCCTCTTTAGTTACTTTAATCATCTCTGCGATAGTGTATTTTCTCTGTTTCTTTTCCAATCTGTTGTTTATAAAGTCTTTTGTACCAAAGGAACAAGCCCCAGTAATTACCCGGTAACACATTATAGCATCTTCAAAAGACAAAGTATCTGTTAATTTTAAATCTTTATAGTCGTCTTTTGTCCTGTTACTGATTTTAAACATTAAATCACTTTTCGCTTCTTTTAATGTTTCTCCGTGCGACCATTTTCCATTTCCGTCAGTAACCAAATATATGATTTCTTTTGCTCCAATTTTGCGAACATGATAGACATTACCTCTATGGCTTATTACCTCAGTAAATATTCCATCGGCTAATAAATATTTGCCGTCTTGCCATGATAATATATATCCACTCGGTAATTTTTTATATGTAACTTTTAAATTACTACTGAGATAAAGGCCTCCCCCTACCGTGGGATTGAACCCGGGAATAAGTGACGTGACACTACTGAGATAAAGGCCTCCCCCTACCGTGGGATTGAA